CAGTCATTGAGATTTGTCCTGCCTGTTCCAAAGTAAAGTCTGGGTCAATTCTTTTTTTCATAATGAAGATAATTGCTTTCATGGCTTTTCCCTTAGCCTGTCCAGCATCAAGCAACTGGTCGATACTGTTTCCAGTAATCAGTTCAATTTGCTCAACTTCATTTAGTGTTAGTGATTCAAAGTCAAATGTCTGGTTGGTCATCTTTTTGCTCCTGGTAAATTGTCTATGTGTTGTTGCATCAAACGAGTGTAAGTTGCAAATATTTCATCTCTACTATACCCGAGTGCCTCAGTAAAGAATGGTTGCGGTTTGATTCCTCTGTATACAAGTCGCTTCTTGTCATAGATCCAACCCCAGTGAATAGGGTTAGCGTAAGGGACTAAGCTCGCACGAACTCGAACACTTCCACCGACAGCATTCCTGCCAGTCTCCGCACTATTGCGAAGTAGTCCTGTTTTGACTGGAATCAACGGAACAGAACGTCTCAAAAGAATCTCGGCAGCCTTCTGCCCAGCATCCTTTAGAACGCTTTGGTCTGCCCCAAGTTCCTTCATAGCCTTTAGAGCTAGACGAAGGTCCCCTTCATCAATTCCAGTCTCCACAGGAAACTAACTAAGCAGCTGTTTTGACAGTCAAGCCGTAGTAAACAGGAGGTGTAGTGCTTGGTGTGTGAACTGCTGCCTTGACAGTAAGTGCTACTGAGAACTTAACGATCTCGTTGCTTGTCAGGCTTAGTGGTGGCAACTGGTCAAACACAACTGTACCTGTGTAGATAGGTGAAGAAGCAGTTCCAACAGCGTTACCTTGTGGGGCTACTGTGAATGCTACCTCTGTACCATAGTTGGTCCAAAGAACTCTGTAAAGACTTGCAGCGTCACCGCTTGTAAGACCTTCAAGGTTTAGTGTCCATTGTCCACCAGCTCTGACTTCGCAGAATGTCTGAACATCGCCTGGAGCATCGTCTAGGGTCAATTCAACCATGGTTGCGTCACAGCTGTATTCGGTTACACCAATTAGGAACTTGATGTTTGTTGCTTTGATTCTGGTTGATGCTGGCATCGGGTTCTCCTTCTAGAGAGTTATTGATAAATCAAGGTTTAGATCACTTGCAAGATACTCGGCGTTATTTGCAGACAATCTGTAAGGTGGGTTTACACTCTTCAGGATTACATAACCTAAAGAAGTGACTGCTGTAACTGTGTCAGCAATAAGTTCATCTAAAGCCTCAGTAGCCTCTTCATTAGTAGCAGTAGATGCCACCAAAGTAAGGTTTAGACCTAAACGAAACTCTCTTCCAACAGTCTCAGCTACAAGATACGGACTACCAGCGGTGATGATAACAATAGGCGGAGTAATACGTTCTGGAACATAGTCCAAAACATCTAACCCTGCTGTCTGCAAGTCCAAAGCAAACTCTGCTTTAGATGCTGTTATCTCATTGCTCATAGACCAGGTCCTGTAAATGGTAGGAGCATTTCCCTAGCTGCATTCATTGGATCCTTAGCAATACGAACAGTAGTGCCAAGGTCAGCGAACTGTGCTACACCGTTAGGTGCAGACCTGCGATGGAACAGTTCAGAAGCACATGAAAGAACAGCAGAATCTAGAACATCGCTAGGTACATTTGATGCACCAACAAACTTGCCAACCATCTGCTTAGCAGAAGATAGACATGAATCTACGAAACTAGAGACTTCTTTAGTCCCAACATAAGCCCTGAACTGTTCCACCGTTACAGCCATGAGTTATTAGGCTCCAGTGTTTAGCTTGACGATTGCACCTTCGAAAGGTACAGCAACAGCTGCATAACCGTATACAGAGTATGTGTCCTGCAACTTGGTTACGTCAGTTGAGCTCAAGCGAGTTGGGTTGCCAGATGACTCGTAAGTGGTCAATGCAGAAGAGTGTGCTAGGTAAGCAGTCTTTGCATCCATCGCTGGGTCTACAACAATAGGGAGACCAAGGATTGAACCTGTTAGACCAGGAATGTTTGATCCACCGATTGAGTTTGAGCCATCGCCAACCTGAGCAACAACTGGGCGACCAGCTGTGTCTACGATTGAAACTAGACGCTTGTAAGCAGTTGTACCTGCAACGATGAACTGTGGAGATAGACCAGTTGCGTTGTAGATGTATGCAGCACCATCAGCAATTCCACCCATAACCGCAGCAGCAGTTAGAGCAGAGATGTCGAAGGTCTTACCAGTCCAAGTTAGACCTGTTAGAACAGCAATGAAGTCCACGTTCATCTTCTTTGCGTAAGCAAGAGACATTGCCTGGAATGCTACGTCTAGGTAGTTTACAGTTGAACGCTCGATAGCTTGCTTAGAGATGTTTGTGTAACCACCATAAGTGTTTACAGTAACTGAAACAGTTGAAAGAGCAACGTCACCAGTAGATAGTGCGGTGTTCTCTGTGGTCTGCTTTCCAACAGCGATTGTGTTGGTGTTTACCTTTGCGTACTCGATAGTCAGACCTGTTGCTGGTAGAGCCTGAACGTTGAATGCGTTTAGAGTTGGGCGACCTGAGTTGATTAGGTTGTTGATGTAACCAACGAATGCTGGGCGAAGAGCTGCATCCGCTGAAGTTGCACGGAACAGTTCAACTGCATCCTGGTCACCTGAAACAAGAGCCTTAGCGTATTCACCTTGTGAACGGAACTTGGTCTCAAATGCGTTTGTTGCGATTGCTGGTGTCTTTACTAGCTCAAGTTCTCTGCGGATTTCAGCCACTTCATCTTGAACTGAACGGACATCCATTTCCATGTTTTCAGACATGTGGGTTTCCTTTGTTCGGATTGAATCCGCTACCACTTCAGTAACGGGTGTTTCTTCCTGACGTACCTCAGAGACATCTGCCCCTTGGAACGCTGGAAAACTTACGAGTGAGACTTCTTTCAAGTCCACTAGAGTGCGAGTGATTAGGTCGCCATCTCTGGTCTGCTCAACTGGAACGAATCCCACGCTGAACTTGTTGATAACGCCATCACGCAAAAGTGTGTACGCTTCATTACCTCTAGGAGTGTCAGAGATCATTGCACGAATCTCGAAACCTTCTTCGGTGTCTCTACCTTCAAGAATCTTGCCAATAGGTTCTGAGTGTTGCCAGAAGAGTTTGACATCTTCAACTGAACGGATTGCACCTGGAGCGAACTCCTCACGATAAACTCCGCCAATGTCAGCAGTCTGCCCATAAGGTACAGCCAGTCCAACTACTTCTCTAGTGTCAGCTTCGAGTCTTACTTCAAAACTTCTAGTCTCTAATTCGGTCATTCCAGACCCTCTTTTCTTCTTACTTCTTCGGTTGTCATAAAGCCAGCACGAATCGCTGTCTCATACATGTTGAATCTGTTAGCCATGTCAGCCCTAAATAGACCTTCGAAGTTGAACTCTGTACGAGTACCTCTTGGAAGACACTCTGATAGAGCATCTGAAATAGCATCGGTGTAAGCCATGATTGTGTGGCGGTAGAAGACTTGGTTTTCATCCTGCAAGTTTGTGTAAGTGTCTGATGATCCATCTACGCCAGTTAGTAGCAGTCTCGCTGGAATACCAAACAAACGAGCAATAGCTTGAACCTGCTGAACCTGCACGTCAGTAAACATCGCATCTCTAGGGTTTAGTTGAACAGTCTGCCATTCAAAGCCCTGACCAAGAACAGCAACCTTACGCTCAGACTGTTTGGCATGCCATCTCTCAGTAATCTCATTAGCATCCTCGGCACCAATAGGCTTGTCTGTCTTTAGGATTCCAGTTGGAATACCTGCCTGACCAAACCAGTTAGCAGCGAAGTTACGAAGTTCTAATGCAGCTGAAATGTCTTGCTGGCAAGAGTCAATAGGACCTAAACCACGAAGGTAACCAACTCTGCTAAAGAGTTTTAGGTGCTGGATGTCAGTTGTAGTAGTTGCAACTGGAGTGTCCTGATTGACTTGGTAGTCATAGTGCTTGACGCCATTGACCAGGCGAATAGTTACAGCACTAGGCGGAATCAAAGTTAGGTTATTGACCTGACCATTGGATCCATAAGACTTTAGCCAGAATGCGTTGCCATCAAGTGCCATAGAGACCACAGTCTGAAATAAGAAGTCTCTCTTAGTGTCCAAGTAGTTTGGCTTGTTTACCAAGATAGGGTTCTCAACTGGAACTTCCAAACCAGTGGCAAACCTAAAAGTCTGCATTGGCATCTTGCTAATAGGAGTAGCAATAATCTGAATAGACCTGTAAACAGCAGTCAGAGTTAGAGCTTGATTAGGACCAACACCCACATCAGAACGGGTAGGCCAAATTGGGGTAGAACTGCGAGTTTCACGTTCTCTACCCAAGAGTCTGGTAAATATGTTTGCCATCTATCTGGAACGTATACCACAAATTACATAAAGTCAAAAAACTTGTAAACCAACTTCTCGGTGTGTCGCAGATACATAAAGTGCCATGATGGTTGCCATCAAAGCATCAACATCTCCAATAGATTCTTTGCGACTAATCAACCAAGTCTCACCTGTGTATTTAGCAATACCCTTAGGCGATTGAACTTGAAGAAGTGGATCATTGCGATGTTTGACTACACCAGTTGAGAACATAGCGTAAACAGTAGAACAAGCTGACGAAATCTCTTTAGTCCATAACTGCCAGACTGGTAGCCCGTCTTGTTTTAGGAGTTTAGCAAGATTAGGTAATTGGCGGTCATCAACAGCGATAGCCGAAATGCCTCCCCTGGCGTACAGTTCCTTAAGTCTGTTGTAAAGAACTCTCTCAGTAGCACCAGCGTAAGTAGCAACCAACTCAGTTTCAAATGTTCCATCCTCTGTTTTACGAGCAGCTGCAATAGTTGCGAACTCCCAATTCTTAGTCCTGTCCACAGACAAGACAACATCTTCCTGTTTTGTAATTCCATCTCCACTTGCTCTGGCAAATAGTTCTGAAGCAATCCAAGAATTAGCAGTACCAGCGATGAACTGGTTTAGTCGATATCTTCTTGCCTCATGCTCTGGAATGCTCCTGATGTCAGAGAGCACAGTATTCAAGTCAAGTCTTCCAGCTTCAATACTAGGGTTAGCCATCTTTAGTGCCAAAGGTTCATCCACCTGTGCACCATCATTCGCTTGCCAGCAGAAGAACCCAATACGTTCTAAGTCTGGGTCTCCCTGAGATGCAGCAGTTCCAAGTTTGTATAGATCTATAAGCGTTTCACTTGACTGGTCGCCAGCAGTAGTAATGCCAATAACCATCCCATCTTTACGCTGTGCAGTACCAAGAACCGCTGCTGACCACATTCCAGTCTTAGCAAGATGAAGCTCGTCAAAAAGACAAAGAGACATTGGAATACCTTGGAGTGCAGACTCTTTAGCAGCCTTTACGTCATAACGCCCAGAACCATCAGCAGTCAAAATACCTCGTTGCTCAGTAGCCTTCTTGAACCGCTTTGCTAACCATTCATTCTGCTGAATAGTGAAGAGAACCCTAGAGTAAATAATTCGGGCTTGGTCAGTTGATGATGCCAGGCTAATTACTTGTGCACCTTGGTTATGAAGTAGTAGACCATACACTCCCAGAATCGCACCTAACAGCGACTTACCATTCTGGCGACCCATAGACACAATAATCTGGCGGTAACGAAGTTGATTAGGGTATAGCGGATGTGTAGACGGATAGCGTTCGAGCATGTGCCTCAGCAACCACTTCTGCCACTCGTCTAACTCAATTCCCTCTGGTTGCTCTGGACTCTTCCATGCCACCTTGACCAATTCAATGAGCTTGTCGCCATCAGTAATGAATTGCTGAGATAAAGGCTTCGTGTAGATAGATGGATAACGCACCCCCCTCTTTACATGACTCATCTTTTGAGAATTGCCTCTAATGGATCGTGCTGGACTTTATCGCCCAAAGACCTCTTCAATTCCAAGTAAGTCTTCCTAAGTTCCGCAGCTGTGCTGGTATTCGCCTTCGCATCAAAGTCATCGGCTAGTGCCAGGCAGATACGAGCAAGTATCTTCTGGTCTAGTTCTAGTTCTAAACCTGACAACCATTCTTCTAAAGCATCCTTGACCATACTGGTCTCCTTCTCTGGATAATCTAACCTGTTCGGTAAGTTTTTGAGA